AACAAGTGATGCAAAAAGAGCACTATAAAGAACTATCAAGCGTTATAGGTGTAGATATTGGCGTCGATAAAACTAACGAAGACAACATGATGGAGTCTAACGCAAGCAACGATCCCTATCTATCCATCATAAACTTAGCCAGACTGCGTAAGGTTCCCTTACGTAAACAGTATAATAAGACAGATACAGACATAGACTGGGTTACTCTCTCATATGTGGCTGACGCTTTGGTAAACTATAAGAAGCGTATGAATCTTTATGACTTTACCGATATGCTAGAGATCTTTGTTAACCATAGCTCTACGTTTTGCCCGGACCTTAGCGTCAGTTTCATTGACGAGGCACAGGATTTATCACCGTTGCAATGGGATGTAGCTCACATTATAGAGAAACACTCTGAAAAAATATACTGTGCCGGGGACGATGACCAGGCCATATACAAATGGGCCGGGGCGGATGTAGCGCATCTCATGGGACTCAATGGGGGATACGAGGTCCTAGAACAATCCTACCGTGTTCCGAAAAACGTGCACGACATAGCCTCACGCATAGCCCGACGTATAAATAAGCGTGTGCCAAAAACATATCTACCCCGACAAGAACAGGGCGCCGTTAAACGTGTGGCCGATCTTACGGATCTTGATCTATCTGAGGGCGCCTGGCTAATCCTTGCTCAAGCTAACTATCTCTTATATGATTGTGTGGATAACCTACGCAGCCGGGGCCATTTGTTTGCGTACAACGGCACACGGTCCATATCACAAAAGATAAGCGAGGCCGTCAATGGATGGGAGCAAATGCGTAAAGGTAAACACATAACAGCACATACCGCCCGAATCGTTTACAGCTATATGTCTGTAGGTAACAGAGTTAAGCGCGGCTTCAAGAAACTACCACATATATTAGAAGAAGATATGGTGGGGCTTGACGATCTACAGCAGAGCCATGGTTTGCTTGCCACAAAAGATATGGTATGGCACGAGGCCATGGATAAAATACCCGATGGTGAACGGGCATATATCACCGCTCTTCTACGACGCGGAGAGAAGTTCAACGGCACGCCTCGTATACATCTATCCACGATCCACGGATCAAAGGGTGGAGAGGCCGACAATGTCGTACTGTTTACGGATGTATCACCCGCTGCATCCAAGGCCGCCGAAGACGATCCGGATGAGCTGCATCGTGTATTCTATGTGGGTGTAACAAGAACAAGGCAGAATCTATATTTGATTGAGCCGCAAGACGCATTGAGGAGCTACAGTATATGAACAGGAAAGAAATACTCGATAAGGCTGAGAAGATGATCAACGGTCCACGAGCTAAGGACTACGGCGATGCCCATGAAAACCATGAGCGCATAGCGAAAATGTGGTCGGTGCTACTGGAAAGAGAAGTCACCGTCGCGCAAGTATATCAATGTATGATAGCCGTCAAGCTATCACGCCTGATAGAAACACCGGGACATGAAGATTCCTGGCTCGATATCTGTGGCTACGGCGCCCTTGGGGGAGAAAAATAATGGCCTTACAGTTAGCGTTTGACACGCCAAAGTCAGAATGGTTGCCGCCGAGCGAGCTACCCGACATTTTTGATGCTAGACAAATAGCCATAGATGTAGAGACATATGACCCAAATCTAAAGAAAAGCGGACCAGGGTGGCCAACAGGCGATGGCTATGTTGTCGGATATGCCATAGCGGTCGATAGTTGGTCTGGCTATCTACCCATACGCCACGAGCACGGCGGTAATTTGGATGAACGAATCGTAAACAATTGGCTAAAAAAAGTATTTGAGAGTCCGGCGGATAAGATCATGCACAACGCTCAGTATGACGCCGGATGGATACGACGCATGGGATTCACGATCAATGGACGTATTATCGATACTATGCTCATCGCTGCGCTGCTCGATGAAAACCGATTTAGCTACAGCCTCAACGCTCTGGCCTATGATTATCTAGGTAAAGTAAAGTCAGAGAAAGGACTTGTCGAGGCCGCAACAGGATTCGGACTCGATCCAAAAGCCGATATGTGGAAGATTCCGGCCATGTATGTAGGTCCTTACGCAGAGGGAGACGCCGATCTTACGCTGAATCTATGGAACTATTTCTCTGCCACGCTATCAAAAGAAGACTTGTGGCCCATAGCAAACCTTGAGCTAGACTTACTGCCGTGCCTCATCGATATGACATGGCGTGGAGTCCGGGTAGATCAGGACAAGGTCGAGCGCACACGAAACTCGCTTCTCAAGCGCGAGGAGGAACTAAGGCAGCAGATGAAAAAATTGGTAGGCTATGACATAGAAATATGGGCGGCTGCCTCCATAGCAAAAGCATTTGACAAACTGACCATAGAATATCCACGTACAGATAAGGGCTCACCATCCTTTACAAAGCAGTTTCTTACGGACCATCAGCATGAACTGCCCCAACTAATCGTGCAAACTCGTAATATAAACAAGACGTCCGGCACGTTTATCAATACCATTATGAAACATTGTCACTCCGATGGTCGTATACATAGCCACATAAACCAGATTCGATCCGACGACGGCGGCACCGTATCCGGTCGCATATCGATGAACAATCCCAACCTACAGCAGATTCCGGCCCGTGACCCTGAGCTTGGCCCCATGATTCGCTCTCTGTTTCTACCGGAAGAGGGCGAACAATGGGCGGCTATCGATTACTCGCAGCAAGAACCACGGATCTTGGTCCACTATGCATACATATATGGTAAAAGCCGGGGCGTACCGCTTAAAGGTGTAGAAGAATTTATCCACGGCTATCGGCACGATGCGGCTATGGACTTCCATACCATGGTCGCAGACATGGCAAAGATTCCACGAAAACAGGCCAAAACTATAAATTTAGGGCTCATATACGGCATGGGCGTGAAAAAAATGTCCGAACAGCTCGATATATCGCTCGATGAGGCCAAAGATCTCGTAGCGCAGTACAATGACCGCGTGCCTTTTGTCCGTGGGTTGATGACAGGCGTGCAGAATAGACTCAATGAACAGGGCGGCACAGGATCTATACGCTCGCTGCTTGGACGTAAGTGCCGCTTCGATCTATGGGAGCCCGATACATTTGAAATGAACAAGGCTTTACCCTACAAAGAGGCTGTACAGGAGTATGGACCTACCACAAAATTAAAACGAGCCTACAGTTACAAAGCTCTGAATCGTCTAATCCAGGCATCCGCTGCCGATATGACTAAGAAAGCCATGGTAGATATATATAAAACAGGACGCTTGCCGCTTATACAGATACATGATGAGATAGCCATGTCCGTAAAAGACGCAACAGATGCAAAAAATGTTGCTGAAATTATGGAAAATGCGGTACAATTAGAGATACCGAGCAAATGCGACGTTGAAATTGGCCCCGATTGGGGAACTGCTCAATAAAACCTGTCTGCTAACGGCATTTGTTCGGTTCTTTCCTCCCACCTGGCCCCGCCTCGCGGGGCTTTTTTTCTTGATTTCTTAGATATTATCTTATATAGTCCTGTAAGATACTATATAAGGACACTCTATGGACACAGAAAAATGGAAATCTATCGTTACGCCGCAAGATATATACCGTAAAATAAAGCAAGACGGTAAAGACAGGGGCCGAACCATTGCTAGTCAGCTACGCATGATGGTCCTTTTATACGATAAAGTCCAAAAAGATCTCGATCCAAAACCTTTAGATCAGAATGATGATGAATTTGTCATATGACGCCTAAAGTGCTATACTATGTATTATTTTTAATAACCTTGCCTGATATCGAATCAAAGGAACATTTAGTGCATCGTATAGTGTTTGAAAAAGAAGTAAATTGTTTGTATCATGCAAAAATTCTAAACCAACATAAAGACCCCTGGGTACAAAAGCCTAACTGCGTTGCCGTAGAGAGTCACTACAAAGATCCCGAAGTACGCATACCGTTACGCAAGCCCGAGTTTATGAAATGAAGTTAGAATATTTAGCAAACATCAATAATTTTATTAAAAAAACAAGCACAGACCATCAGATCCGTCACTTTAGTAAAAGCGTCGTGGATAAATTTAAGCGTATCACACGCCGTAAAAAGAAAAAAGAAGTGGATTATTCTAAAATTATGGACGACGAAGAAACAATCAAGCGCATACGGGCCGATATAAATAAGGGATTTATCACGCCTGACGGATTTAATAATAAAAAACATAAAAAAAACTTGTAATCTCTCATATAGTCACTTATATTAGTAGATGAAAGGGTTGTCATAGGCCCTCTCCCGTAGTTAGTTGAAGCCCCTCAGATTTCTGGGGGGCTTTTTTAATGGTTGACATTGCTTTTTTGTGTGCTTATATAAGATATTGTCAACTATAGGAGAAAAATATGAGTAACTTAAAAGATGAATTAGTAGGTGCGTACAACAAAGTTGTTAAGAGGCGAGATGAATTTTTGCATGATCATTTCACCAAGCTGTTGAAGTCACTTGAAAAAAAGAAAAAGAAAACACCAGGCCTTGGCTTTGCAAAAATGAAGTGTCGCGAAAAAATTGCAGAGATTGAGAGGAGAATGAAAAATGATAACATTTAAAGGTGAACTGCCCATGGACCACGAGCCGAGCCTCACGCCTTGGGCAGATAGGTGGACAAAGGAGATCCAAGAGGAAAATGCCGAGCTTGACTTGGGAGTGGGTTGGGACTCTTGTAACGAAACTGCTTGGTTGGAACTCGAGTGGCATTTTGAAGACTATAATCTTAAAATGGTGAGGGTATAATGACAGTAAGTGAGTTAGTAAAGTATTTATCTGAATACCCCTCTGACACTAGACTTGATTTTGTTTTGCTAGACGAAGATTGGGAAGATGCCTGTAAAGATACTTGTTTAAAATTTAAGGGCGTTGTAGGGAGTGGCAACACAGACGTAAATTATTTAGAAATAGGGTTAACAAAATGACATGGGATGATCTAACCAACGCTTTGAATAATCTGACAGACGATGTATCATATCTAGCAGTGGATGATGATGGATATATAACATTGCGTATAGGTAAAATAAGTAACGATAGCCCCATACCCGAGGCTATCCTAGAAGAAATACTAGGAATCTAGTGGAAGAAGTGCTGCGATATATTATTGATTACGGGGAGCGCGGCTTGCTCCCCGATGACCCCGAAACGCAGAAGATAATTAAAATAGCTAAGTATATACAATACACAAACATAGTCTACATAGCCCAGGACTTTGAAAACCTGGCGGACATGATAATGAATGAGGATCGAGATGGACATAAAAAACACTAAAGTAAAAGATAAATACCTGAAACACATGGGTGAGCTGAGTCTAAAAATAGAAACTATCACCAAAGAGGTGGAGCAGCAGATATTGGAACATAAAAAAGTTAACATCCATAGCACAGTAATAACACCGGAAGAGGCTTCATATAATAGAGGCGCTGTAGATGCCCTGACTAAAGTATCTAAAATGTTACGCAAAGAGTGTAAGGACTTTGCCTGACGCATTTGTCATCAAGAAAGAAGTAACACCAGACAAAAAGGTCCGTTATTACATCGAGGCAGCCGGGCATCGGATCACGAACCACGTTTCGAATCTAAAAGATGCCGAACAAATGTTAGAGAAACAAAAACAGTTCAATGATGGTCGATTCCGAAACTACTGGCATTTGTTGAAGTAACAGTAACTGTATATATATACAGGAAAATAAATTTTTATTTTTTTTCGTAGAGGGGTGTTACTGGTGT